TCACGCGCTTGTCGTGTACACTCCGTCGACATCGTAGGTGTCGGTGTTCGCGGCGTTTGCCGTCGCCTCCATACGGAAACCGGTGACGAATACTGCTGGTACCGTAACCGCGCTGATGTTGCTCGTGAACCCGAAGCCGCTGAGTGACACGGTCGGAACCGAAACACGGCGATGCCGGAAGTTATAGTTCGCCGCGTGAATTTCGCTCGCCGCAGTTGATCGCCATCGAAGGCCGACCGAGCCAGCTTCGGCGCCGATCCTGAAGGTTTCGCCGTAGAACGTTGCGAGCTGCCCTGTGACGGCCGCGCCACCAATTCCGAGCACGCCGTTCGTGAAGTCCATGCGGAGAAGGTCCTGCACGATTGCTCGGATATTCTCGCGGATCTCTGCGTCGTACAGCGGCCAGGTTGCCTCGTTGCCATCAGGTTTCGTCAGATCAAAAGCCATACGCCACCCCCGTCAAAAAAACTACCAAAAGAACGCCGCGACCGTGCCAGCGTTGTCGATGAGCTTGTAATTAAATGTGACGGCTGCGACAGCCGCACCCGCCACGTCGTAGGATTTGAAGCGGACCGCCATCCCTCCGACGTCGATGTTGTCGACGATCACCACACGGTTGCTCGATCCGGCGACGATAACCGTCGCCGAGAGCCAGCGCGTTCCGGTCACGGCACCGAATGGTTTGTATCCATGGCTGATGGTCACCAGCCCGCTTCCGTCTGTCGTCGCTGTTCCTTCGGCAAACGTGAACGTCTTCTTCTCGACAGAGTCGCCGAAGAGGTTGCCGAAACCATCATCAGAAACGATCTGCTGGTAGAAGGGGCTGTTTGTGGACAGGCGCAGACCACCGAAGTACACAGCGGAGTCGGGCGGTGTGAGGATGACGTTTCCATAGTTCTTCGAAGTGAGGGTAAGGCCGAACCAAGGCTGCGCGATCGCGACGTTTTGCGGGGTGTCGAGACCAGCATGCATTACCGAAAGCAGCCGAACCCGATGCTCCGCGAGTCTCTGGAATCCCACGAACCCGTAGATCTCGCCCTGGGCGTTCGTCGGTAGTGGGGCCCACAAAGGTGCTCCTCCACGGCGAGGATCGTCAATCAGGGTTCTCCACTGCGCGAGGGTGTAGCTGTGTGCGGCTCTCTCGGTCTCGGCTGCAACTCGTCCGACGTCGGTTCGACAGAGCCAGGCGCGCACTGCTGCCAACCCGTTCGCCCTCGCCCCCAGCGTCTCCGATACGAAGAGATTGCCGGAACCACGCCAGAGGCCTCCCTGACTGCCAGCGCCGAGGAGGCGCGTGAAATCAGCCGAGGACCATCCGATGCGGTTGCTGACCTCGGCCGCCTTGGCGCCTACGGCGTTCATAACGATGTCGAAGGTAGCGGGATTGGCCGAGTAGCCACCACTCGCGTCGATGGCCTTGACGAAGTAGCGGTACTGCGTCCCAAAGGGCGGTGAATCCGGCCAGTGCAGAACCTTGGTCTGTCCGGCGTAGACCGCCGTCGACCATGTGTCGGTTGGAAGCCCTCGGCGAATTTCGTAGGAGGTGATGTCCGTGTCGGCCGACGCCTGCCACCACAAAAAGACCTGCGCGCCGTTTGCTCCGCCTGTCAGCCCGACGACGTCGGACGGCAGCGTCGTCTTGCCGACGAACGTCGTCGCCGGCGTCTTCACGGCGCCGGCGCTCTTCGGACCGAACTTCGATCGCGTGATGAACTTGAACGAGTATGGAACGTTCAGATCGTTGATGGAGTCGAAGGTCAACGGGACCACCGAACCGCTCCCGCCCGGGAAATCGCTGTAGTAGCGATACGCCCCGCCGTTGATGGAAAACCACAGCTCGACGGCGTCAAGAAAGTAGAAGTTCGGATTCGTGATCTGAATGCGCGCACGGGTCTTTACCGTACCGGCATTGAGATACGGCTCCTCGACGATCGTCACGCTCGCGAGGCTGACATCCGGCGGCACGTCGCCAGGCTGCGGGAGCGTCGAAGGCGTCTTCGCGACCGCGGCGACGACGTCGTTCGAGTAGCGCGCGGCGTTGTACTCGAGGAGTACGACATCGAAGAGCGTCTTGCGCGTGCTCTTGGTCTTGCTGAGTAGTCTGCCGGTGAACGAGAGCCCTCGCGCATTGAGAGCCTGAGTCACCAGGTCGCCGAGCAGGCTGGCCGAGGTCGTAGCGTTCCAGCGGACGCGCACCTGCATGTCGAAGGCGTAGCTGTTGGCGATGTAGACGGCGCGCGACTGCCCCATCCCCTCGTCATGAATCCACGGCATCTTGTAGGTGATCGGCGAGTCGTCCTCGGTGCCTGCCGGCGTGCCCGCGGGGATTGCAAAGACCTGTTTGGGCTTCCAGTCGTTCGTCACGTCCGTGATCTCGACGATGACCTTCGTCGGCCGCTCCAGATCGTCCTCACGAAAGCCCTGCGGCTTGAACGAACGCGAAAGGGCGCTGTCTCCGTAGCTCGCGACCGCGGAGCCAGGGCGATCGCACACGACCTTCCACTTGCCGTTCTCGAAAAAGAAGTATGAATCGGTCATCAGCCGGAACGACTTGATCACGTCGTCAGGATTGACCGCTTCCAGCATGAGCATGTGGCCGGTGAAACGAATCCTCGAGCCAACCGCCTGGTCGGCGATATTCGCGGCGTCGATGAACGACTGTTTGTTGACCCGCGCCGCCGGAAGATTCTTGCCTTCAGGATCGAGGAGAAAGTCGTACCACTGCACGATCAGGTTCTCAGAGTAGGCGCGCGCGTCGGTCCTGGGATCGATCGGCTTGTACATCCGCATCTCCCAAAGGAGATTCGGAATCTGCGGCCAGTTGACGTCGAGCCTGAAGAGATGGACGACCGCGTGAATCGTTCCTGGGAATGCCTCGTTCCAGCTCGGATCGACAGCGGCAAGGTGCGTGTCGACGGTGCCGGTGGGTGTGCCGGGATACCACCAGAACTCGATGCCATTCAGCGCCGTGGCATCGACGCCGTCCTTGGTGCATTGGATGAGGGCATCGGCCTCACCTTTTCCGAGCTCGATGACGAGCCAGACGTCGTTCGTTCCCTGTTTGAACGTGTATTGCAGTTTGCCCGCAACGCGCTGGCGGGCGTAGCCCCAAGCTCGGACCCCGTCCACTCCCGGCAGCATTACTTCGCGCGTTCCCTGGGCGACGCGCTCGGTGACGTCTGGATGTGTGATCTCGATCGTCGGAGGGATATAGACGTCAGGAGGCAGCCCAGGAGGAGCAGCGGCATGCCTCCGGCCTCCGCTGGGCGCAGGCGCCCCCGTGTTGATCGGGTCGACAGGGTCGTGCGGCGTCAGCGTGGAAGGGGTGAACGCCATCAGGCCACCTTCTCGTAGAACTCCAGATCCAGAATCCAGAGGTTCGCTTCGTTGTGCCGGGGCGACCACTTGCGGGTGATGTAGATGACCGTGTAGCGGCGCCGCGCCGAGGCCGCATCCAGCGTGATCAGGTGTGCGTTCGCCCGCGCGGATGTGAACGAGATCTGATCCTCGCCATCAGCTCCGGTACCGGTGAGGATCGTGTAAGCGGAACCCGACACTGCGGCGCCGTTATCTTTGACCGTTGCGCCGCTTACCTCCTTCGCGGGGATCGTGAAGACCGTTTGAACGCCATTCCCGGTTCCGCAGGCCAGCGCCGTAGCCGCGTGCGGATCGAAGTCGAAGATCGAGAAACCGACGTTCGAATCCTTCTGCGCGAGGTAGTGCGGCCGCACGAGCGTGTCCAGATCAGCGCCCTGTAGCAACTTCCAGTGCGCGATCCCGTGAAACGGCTCGGCCGGATCGTAGATGTCGATCTGCGGGATGCCGTCCGCGCTCATATCAATGTCGCCAAGCGACTCGAGCGTGATCTCCCATCCGGCGTCCGGGTAGATGTCAGGAAAGGGGTTTGCCATCGCTCAGTTGCCTCCCGTGAACCATGGCTGTTTGGTGCCGGCGGCCGGCGGAGTGTGCGAGGTCATGAGCGTCTTCGATTGCTTCGATGGCGAGGGACCGCGGCGGCCCATGTCGGCGTGGCATTGGATGACGACGAGCGGTCCATCAAACGCCGGCCGGCCGAGAAGGCCGGTGAACCAGACCTCGGTCGTAGTGATGTTCCAGCTCGCGTCGAACTTGACCTTGGTGATGGTGATGACGGCGCGGCGATTGGCCGCGTCGGAAACCAGGTCGGTCGCGAGGTTGTCGGCGTTGCCGATCGTCAGAGACAGCGACACCGGCGAGGGCGAGTCCTCTTCGGTGAGGTCGGGGATCTCGAGGTGTCGCGTCGAGTAGAAGACGCTCGCGACGATGAGTCCGTGCAGGCCATTCGAAGCGACAGCCCGATAGGACGTCCAACGCCTCGGCGTCGGCGTCAGAATCTCAACGATGACGTTGTGCGCGAGGACGTTCATCTCCGACCTCCCGTCCTCGATCTGAAGCTGTCCGGGTTGCGCTGAAACTGAATCTTCACGGTCTGCACGGCCTGCCTTGCAGCGGCGTCGACCAGGCCATCAGCATTCACGTCGACGGCGACCTGCATCGACCCGCCGATCTCGAAACCATCGAGCGCGTCCCGGATCGCCCTGGCAGCACTCTGCCAGGACTCCTCATCCGCTCCGCCGCCGGTGCGCGATGGGCCAGTCTGCGGCACGTAAGCGACCATTTGACCGTCGCCGCCAGCGGTTGCCCAGTCGTGCAGATGGCGCAGATCCTCGGTCGCCGCTCTCAGAGCGCTGCCGAATGCGTTGACGTCCGCGGTGGCGTAAAGCGGCGGTAGCGGTTCTGGATCGTTAGGGCCGGGGTTTTTGTCGCCGCCGTCACCTCCGCCCGGATTGGGGTTGGTCGACGGCGGCTTGAGCGCATCGGCCGCGCCGAGCAGGGCCGTGGCGGCCTGCTGGAGCATCGTGGCAGCCTTCTGATTCTGGTCGACGATCTCCTGCTGGGCGACGGCGATCCGCGAGTCGCGCACCGCTTCGATGTCTTTGAGGATGCCGAGCAGCTTGTCGCGGTTTTCCTTGTTGTCGGGCGCCAGGCCGAGCGCGGACTGAACGTAGGAGTTCATCTTCTGCTCGATCGCGGCGATGTCCTTCGGATCGGTGGCCCGCTTCAGATCCTCGCGGAGGTTCGTGAGCTGCCCGTAGTAGTAGTCCATCTTCTGCTGGTCACCCATGCCGGCAAGCTGGACCTGTTCCTGGAGGGACTGGTTGGCGTCGTGAAGTTGCTTCTGCTCGGCGATGAGCTGCTCGGTGGCAGCGAGCGACTCGTCGTAGTACTGGCGCGAGAGCTCGTTGAGATGCTCCTGGGCGGCGATGATGTCGTCGACGTCGGTGAGCTTGGACATCGACGCCACGCCCAGACCGATCTGGGCGTTGATGTCACGCAGCTTGCCGGCCTCGGTCTGATTGAGAGCCTTGTTCGCGTCCTCGACGAGCGAGCCGCCGATCTTTCCCTTCCAGTCGTTCGCCTCGAGGACGGCCTTGAAGAATCGCTGCACGGCGTCGTGCAGCTCCTGCCCGGTGAGCGTTCCCCACTCGGCGAACATCTCCTGAGCGCGGCCGTATTGGACGCCCATGAGCGACATCGCCTTGGCGATCGCCTCATGGTAGGCGCCGTAAACCGCCTTCGGCATCTTCTCGCCAAGGAAGTCCTGAAGCGATGTGAGGGCGTTCTCGTCGCGGATGTCGCCCTCTTCCACGCCGCCCGAGAGGTTGAACTTCGGCGGCGGCATCGAGGCCATCTGGTCTTTGAGATCCTGCGGGAGCAGGTCGATGATGTCCTGCCAGGACTTGAGCGTTTCCTTGGTCTTGCGGCGAATCTGAACAAGCAGGTCCTCGCGCGCCTGCGGCGAGATGCCCTTCTCGGTGACGTCAATGCTTCCGCCGCCGGCGAACAGATCCGTCGACTCGTTTGGCAGGTAGACGTGATTGGACTTGCCTCGCAGGGAGTCGATCGAGACGCCGGACATCGCCACCTTGATGGAGTCGGTGCCCTTCTGAATCACTGACCCGATCGCCGTGCCGAGCGCGGCGCCTACCACCGTGCCTACGACAGTTCCGATTCCGGGGAAAATTGACCCTATGATCGCGCCAATCGCGCCACCTGCTGTGCCACCCAAAGCCGCCTGATTGTTCGGTCCCCCGAAAGCCCCGCCGATGAAAGAACCGAAGCCGGCACCTTGAACGCCAGCATCAAGCAAACTGCCGCTGTCGGTCATCGGGTTCCCGCCAGCCTTCCTGAGCCCGTCGAACATCGTCTTGAGCTGCCCGGTGACCGATCCGCCGTTGGTGAGGATCTGCGCGAAGATGTGTGCCCAACTCTTGCCGAGTGTCTGGCTCAGATCTCCAAGTTCCTTGGCCAGATCCACGTTGTGGCTCATGAGGTCCGTGAAGAAGGTCTCGGTCTCGCCGGTCAGCGCCTGGCGCGAGGCAAGTGCGGCATCGCGCACGAGCTGCGGGACCTTCTCGTAGGAGTCCGCGATCATCTCGGCGGTCTTCTTCGCCCAGGCGGTCGTTGCCTTGAGGTCCTCGTCGCGGGCCTTGTTGGCGTGATCGAGCGCGAGCTGATCGAGCGCGTTCTTCTTCACGGCGAGCGCCGTGTATTCGAGACCCGAGGCGGAGAGATACTTGCTGGCATCCTCGAATTCGCGCTGGTTCTTGGCGAGCGCCATCTGCAGCTCGCGCTCGATCGCGTCGTGAATGACGTCGAGTCGTGCGTCTTCGATCGTCCGCTGCACGTCGGTGCCGATGTCGCGGACCTTGTCACCACGCTGTAGCTGCGCGCGGTCGGCCGCCACCTTGTCGAGCGCGGCTTTCTTGTCGGCGAGCGCCTGGTATTCCTTGCTCGACGCGTCCAGGCCTTTTTTCGCGTCTTCGAATTCGCGCTGGTCTTTGGCGAGCGTCATCTGCAGCTCGCGCTCGATCGAGTCGCGGATCACGTCGAGCCGCGCATCCTCGATCGCACGCTGGGTGTCGATCTTCGTCTGTTTGGTTTTCTGAGGATTGTCCCTGGCGATGGCCGAGGCCTCACCCGTTGCTCCCCACACCGACTCGATGTCCTTCTCGCGCTTGGTGAATTCGTCCGCGGACATGAACTTCCCGAGCGCCGCCTTCTGCTTTGCCAGCTCGTCGAGCTTCTGCTGCCGGACGTCGGCGATCTTGGCCAGCTCGGTCGCCACCGGATCACCCGCAGCGTCAAGATCGCGGTGAAAGGTCGAGATGTCCCGCTTCCACGAACGCCGCAGCTCGTCGATCGAGCGCTGCTGCTCTTCGGTCGGCTGGGGCTTGATAGGCTTGCCTTTCAGCTTCGGACCGGTGTTCTTGGCGATGGCCGCGGCTTCCTCGTCGAACTTGCGCTCAGCCTCCCGCATCTCCTGAATCGTCAGCTTCCCGTCCGTGACATAGGCAGCGAGGATGTCGTGCATTCGCTGGTTCGCGCCGCGGTCGGTCGTGAAGTGGTTTTTCTCGGAGAAGTAGCCGAGCTCCTGTTCGACCCCACCCCGGTCCATAGTCGTCGTGAACTGCGGGAACGTCAGCCCTTTACGTTTGTCCTCGAGGAAGCTCTTCCCTTCGTTGCGGGCTGCGATGTCGAGCACTTCTTTGCCCGGACCGACTGACTCCCGCTTGACCTTGTCTAGGATCTCTTCGATGTCGGTACCGGTGACCACTTGCCCCGTGGCGGACTGCCACGCGGCACGCAGCAGCGCCTTGCCGGACAAGTTCTGAAGTGCTTCCACCGTGGCGGGAATGTCCTCGGCGATCATCACGGCCGCCTCGGCCAGGAAGACGAATGCTTTGGCGAGCTCGGTGACGCCCTTGATGAAGTCCGGGTTGAACACGGCCTTCCCGGCGTCGTCGAAGCTCACGATCTCGTTGGTGAGGGCGAGGATTGCCTTTGTGACTCCTTCGACCTCTCCACTGGTTCCCTCGCCGAGCGCCTGGTCGATGGCATCCTGAAGGTTGGAGAGCGAGCCGGCCAGAGTATTCGACGCTTCCTCTCCCGCCTTCTGGAAGGAGGACATCTTCTTCATGAGGAAGTCGTAGTAGGTCAGCTGCTGTTTCATCTGCTCGACTTGCTGCTTCGTCGTGTCGCCGAGCAGAGCGTTGGCGAGCTGGTTATCCGGACCTTTCTCGCCCTGGATGAGAGCGCGGATCTCCTGGCCGAGACGATCACCAGGAATGCCGAGCGCGCCGCCGGTCTGCGCGATCGCCTGGACGAAGTTGACGATCTTCGTCGGATCGGCAATGCCGGCTCCCAGCATCGGCCCCAAGCCCTCCTGCATCACCTGCACGAGATCTTTGTAATTGGCCGACGTGGCGAGGGCGGCGATCTTGAGACGCTCCTGCAGCTTCTCGGAGATCTGGAGCGAAGCGTTCCACCGATCCTGCCCCTGGAGCACCTTGTCGTTCTGGTCGGTGATCTCACCGAGACCCGACACCAGTGCGGCCATGCCGAGCCTCGACTGCTGCATGATCGAGTTCTGCTCGAGGCCGCGCTTGACCAGGTAGAGACCGAGTGCGGAGCCCGCGGCCGCGGCGGCAGAGGCGTAGGTAGTGAGCCAGCCGACGTTCGTCTGAAGGGCCTTGCCGAAGTCGGAAGTTGCCGCGCTGGCGTCCGTGGTCGAATGCTTGAAGAATCCGAAGAGGGAGTTGGTCCGCTGCATCGCGGTCGCGCGCGCGGCTTCCGCCGCGTTGACTCGGTCGATCGCGTCCTTGAGCTTGTCGGTCTCGCTCCAGTAGACGGCGTGCGAGCTCGCGGCACCACGCGCGGCCGAACCGGCGCGCGTCGATGCGGCCGCGAACTTGTCGACCTTCCCTGTCGCGCGGTCAAGAACGACGCTGCCGTCGTCCTGCACGCGAAGGGTGACTGTCATCACCTTTCCGGTCTCGCCCATCACGCCCACTCATTGCCCGGATAGCAAACGGTTTGAGAATCAGAAACTGTTCGAACACTTCACGCCGGCGCCGCTCCGGAACGATCGTTCGCAACACAAAATCGAGCGACTGATACTTGAAGGCATAGACCCCGCCCAACGGCACGATGTCGACCTGGTCGGCCATCGCCTCCATCACGTCCCACACGAGCCACGTTTCCGCTTCCATCGGCGGCAACGCGGCTGCCGTGCTACTCGTACCCAGCGCCGACCGCGGCGCCGGCTTGCCCATCGCCGCAGCCCGCTTTGCCGAGGCGGCGAAGCGTTCCCGCGGCGAGGCCGATGCTTCCGGCCCCGCCGCGGGCAACTTGCCGTATCGCGCCTCGGCGCGGGCTACTAGTTTTTTCGGATCAACTCGTTGTGCTCACGCCTGATGCGCGAGGACTCGCGAATGACCCATTTCCAGATAGGCTCCTGGACGACGCTCACAGCGAATCCGTCAGCGCCGACCTTTGTGTTCGCCAGCGGCTTCTTCTTGTCGTCCTCACCGACCATCGGAATCACCGTAGCCCGCACCTGGCCAGGCGCGCCGATGAACTCGCGGCCTTCCGAGTCGATGGGGATCTCGCTCGTTCCGACGAGCTTCAAGAACCCGATCAGCCGTTTGTCGACGAGCTCGTCGGCCACGCCATTGCCGCCCGGCAGGGTCGCCGGTTTCCCGTTGACTTCGAGGTTCTTGACGTAAGCCACTCGCCCGGCGGCGACCAGAATCTCCGCCTTAGTGTCGGTCACAAAGCGCCTGACGGGATCGCCACCCCGATTGAAGATCAGAGCCCCGCGAGCGTCGCGCTCAAACTCGGTCTTGGAAACCGCCGCGGAATACGCCTCAGCCGAGTCGTACTCCATCTCGATGATGCCGATCGTTCCGCCGTCGAGGTGGTCCATGTCCACCGGGTCCGGCGCGTCGAATGAAACCTGTCGTGTCTTGCTCAAAGGTCACTCCTCTCTCTTCTTAGTAGGACGACGTGTGATTGATGAGCTGCAGCGTCGCCGGCGCGGAGCTCGAGGTCTTCTTGAAGCTGTGCGCGATAAAGGGGAGGATCGCGCCCATGTCCTGGCGCTCGAAGTCCTCGACCTCCATCTTCGCCTCCGGATAGATCTGGTTGAAGATGCCGTCCGGAGACGTCGTAGCCGAGCGGAAGTCGGTGATCGTGCCGGTATCCATCTTGCCGGCGAACGTCTCATCCTCGAAGTAGGCCTGGCCATCCAGCTTGACGAGCGTCCCGCCCTTGCGCAGCTCGCCGGCCTTGCCGCCATAGTTCGGCGGACGCTTCTCTTTGAGCGTGGTCTCGATCGACGCCGTGAAGTGGTCGACGATCCCGACAGTCGTGCCGCCTTCAATGACGTTGAGGTTGGCGTATTCACCCGGCGTTCCGGTCACCTCCACGGGAGAAGCGTCAAAGGGCGTCGACGCCTTTTTCATATGGCCCGACCCGCTCCAGTCCGTGGCGATGTTGCAGATCCCCTCGGCCGTGTTCACGAGCTGAATCTTGTTGAGCACCATGTTGAAGTAGCGCCGGTAGAAGCCGCCGGCGAACTTCTCGATCGTCCACAGCACAGGCGAGGCGTTGCCGGGGATGCCGGTGTGGAGGAACGCGGCGAGGTCGATCGCCGCCGTGCCGGTCGTGCCGGTCCCCGTTCCGGCCGCGAAGCTCGGCACAGGAGCGGTGGCGTAACCGGAACCGTGATTGATCATCACGACACAGATGACCGTGCCGCCGAGAACGATCGCCAGGCCCGACGCGCCGGACCCGCCGCCTCCGGTGTAGGTGACAAGGAATGAGCCCGTGTGCCCGGTCCCGCCATTGGTCACCGCCGTCGAGTAGACGCCGGTGAAGGCCACGGAGCTGAACGTCTTCGAGATGCCCTTGATCAGGTACCCGAGAAAGTTGAAGTTGCAGACGAGCGTGCCCGTTGCCTTCGAGATGTGATTGCCGAGCGCGAACTCCCGCTCGACGCCGTCCGCCTGCACCTGATCGTTGGAAAGCGTGTTGCGGGTTCTCTTGCATTGAAAGTCTTTGCCGGCCGGCAGAATCTTCGCGCTCGCCGACGCCGGATCGTCAACAAGGAATCCGGTCTGCGGATAGATCCGAAACCCAACTTCTTCCTCAGTAAACATCGCCTAGCCTCCCCCTCGCTCCCTCCCCGCCGACGCCTCCGCGCCGCCAGGCTTGAAATTGCAGTGAATCGCTGCAGTTTGGGCAGCGATTCACTGCAGATTGAATTACTCGCCCGTGCCGCCGCCGCTGGTGTCGGGAGCCTTTTGCGGCGTGGACGCCACGCATGCGACGAACTCCTTGTCCTTGACGCAGAGCCTTGCGATCGTCTCGGCATCGAGCGGCCCCTTCGCTTCGTCGCGAATGAACTCACCGTCAATGTCCGGGACCGCCACTGACGGATGCGGGCCGATGTACATCACATAGTTCTTGTCTTGCGGTTTGTCTGTCTTGGCCACAGCAGTTTCCCTCCTCTTACGTGTATGTTTCCTGGACTTTGGTCTCGAACTTGATCGGCGAGAGCAGCACCGAGCCCACGACTACAGGCTCGTCGACTTCGCCGCGAAACTTGCAAAGCGTTCGTGCCCATGAAGGCTTCCACCAGTGGATCGCCTTATGGATCTTGGGTAGCAGCACATCCGATCCGCGCGCGCCCTTCGTAGCCGCGGCGCCGCCGGCGCCGACGCTCTGCGTCACCAGGCCCACGAGGACCTCGACAACAATCTCTTGCGTCCTCATGCCCGGAACCATCTCCGCGGCTTCCAGCCAGCGCAGATGAACAAAGACGGCAGGCTTGGCACACGTCTGAACAACGGACTCGTTGAGGTTCGCCGCCGAGTCGTCGAAGGCAAGCTCCGTCACTTGCGCGCGAAGGCGCTGCCTCACCTCGAGCACAGCCGCGGCGCGATCGATCACTGAGCGGCTCCTCCAAACGGCTGCTCGATCAGATGCTGGTCGGCCATGCGGCGCAGGAGCGCGGCCACGCCCACCTGATCGGAGACGGCATCCGGATCGAACACGCCGTCGCGGACGAACTTGCCGCTCGTGTAGTGCTGCGACGCTCCCCACAGGTACGGCGAGGAAACTCCCTTCTTCTGATATCCCCAGCCGTTGTAGACCTCGATCTTGAAGAGCGTGCCGGAGACGGTGTTCCATTCCGGCCATGTATCGAAGGCGTCGAGGTGCAGCGCGTCGACGGCGCTGTCTTCCCAACCGAACGGCGGGGAACCCGTGGCCGGCCGGCCCGCCGGCACGTTGACCGTGCGCGCGGTGAGCTTGTCGCCATTGTGGAGATGCCGCGTGAAGTTGCCGTCGCTCTCCATGTTGTGAATCACAGCGATCACAAACCACGGGACGCCCGTGCGCGCGGAGACACTCTCGTAGCGCCCGCGGTTCTTCATGATCCGGGTGATGATGTCCTCGACTTCCTTCGTGCGGGCCGGATCGACCTGGCACGTGCTATAGCGTTTCTCGTACTGCTCGCGTAGCTCTTTCGTTAACGGCACGTTCTCCCCCTCCCAACAGCACTCCCACCGCGTTACCGGCGGGACGGCTCCCACTGTTGCGGCCAGCGCCGCAACTCCATGAACGATTGCGAGAGACACCGGGTCACCGGCTCCCCTCTGCAGGCTGCGCCGGCAGCAGGCCTCCGAATGTCCCCATGACCTGGTCCATCAGTGGACAGAGCACCGTGAAGTTGACGCTCTGACGCTGGTGGTGCCTGCCGTGATAGCGAAGGACGAACCGGAAGTAGGCGGTCCCTGCAAACCAGCGCCCGCGGGGATAGTGAATCTCGCGGTGAAACCAGCTCCATAGCTCGCCGTGAACCGTGAAGAACGCTGCCAGGACGATCGCCCCTGTGTGCGAGTAAAACCACACGGGAGCCCAGAAGATGGCCGTGGCGGCGAACATCATCGGGCCGCCCAAGTCGATGCCAACCCACTCACCAGCGGGGTCCTCGCCCGTCCGATATTTTGCGAAGGGCGCGAACCGGCCGTGGTGCAGGAGATGCTTTTCGAAATACTCGAGCAGGCCGACGATGCGCCCATGCATCATGTACCTGTGACCGAAGTGCTCGTAGGCGCTCGTGAGCACGTAAGCGAGCGCGAGCCATCCAAGGATCTTCATTGGGTTCCCCCTCCCTCACCGGCGACCCATCCGCCGAGCCGATCGGCGACCATGTCGACGTCGGCGTTACCGAAGCCGAAGAATTTCCGCTGCGGAATCTTCACCTTCGTTACCAATAGAAACAGCGCGCGCAGGGTGTACTTCGATCCCGCCGGCGTGGAGCCCTTCCCGCGCTTGTGACCGCGGTACGAAACTCCGCCGTCGCCCGTGACCTTGGCGACGCGCTGCATGAGCAGTAGCGTCGACCCGCGCCGAAGAAAGAACGTCGAGCTCTTCGAGTAGTGACCCGCCAACGCGCCAGTGCGGTTGGCCAGAGGCGCGGCGCCTCCGGCGATGCTGTCAAACAGCCCGCCGCGGCCGCGCAGTGGGATCGTTAGAAACTTGTGGCCAGCCTTCGGCGTGATCTCCAGACCTTCCCAATGAACGCGCGCCCGTTTGTCGCTCGAGAACAGCTCGAGCGAGCTCCCCGGCGTGTCGTAATTGATCGACGCGGCGAGCGCTCCGGTATTGAAGAGCGTCTGCCCACCGGATTGCGCTGACCGGCCTGAAGTCTTGAACGGCTTGCCGTCGATGTCGACGCCGGCGCGCATCCGGCGCTGGTTGCGCAGGAGCATCTCCTCGCCAAGGTTCTTGAGCACAGCACCCCGCGAGACCCACCGGCCGCTCTGACCACGCAGACGTTTCGCCGCGCCGGCGACGTACTCTTTCACTTCTTCAACGCCTGACGATCGAAAGAGGAGTGCCATCAGTGAAACCCCACCATGCGGTCAGCAGAGAATCGCGGTGCGTCGGAGATGACGGTGGCCGTGCCGAGCTTCGACCCGCCAGGAGCGGTGAGCTTGACCGCGCCTGGCAGCGACGTCGGGCCGATGCCCTCCATCCAAGTCAGCAGCTCCTCGCGGCGGCCCTTCCAGAGATCGCCCTCGTCGTTGCTGTTCTTGAGCAGCTCGGCGCGGCGCATCATTAAGTACCAGCACACCAACTCGATGAGCTTGCGGCGCAAGCCGGCCGGAACCGCATCGCTCGCGTCGCGAACTGGAGTGACGAAGTACACCCCGGCGTAGAGATCAAACTCATCCTCCGCCCCGGCGATCGCCTCGTCGAGATTGTCCGTGTCGATCGTGTCGCCGCCGGCGTCGTTCGTCAGTTGAACGACGCGGTCGAACGTCAATCGCTTGACGATCGTCTCCTGGTCGATGCCGTACCTGGATGCCATCTCGCCGTTACTCCTTCGGGTCGGCCGCCGGCGCCGCTTCCTTGACCTTGATCGTGCCGTGGTCCAGAAGTGACTGCACCTGGCCACCGAGCTCGGACTCGAAAACGCTGTCGCCAACAACGCGCTTGTCGTTCACGTCGAGGCACACCGCGCCGTGCTTTACGACGTACTCCGTGCCTGTGGGACCTTGATCCGCTGCATCCTTTTTCTTCGCTGCCATCACATCCTCCGTGTTCGTTTTCGTTGGGAGCCTGGTCACTCGATGAAACGCAGCGGCGTCGGGGTAGCTCCAGCGCCGCTGCGTTCGGATCGAATGACCCGGATCTCAGAAGAGCGCCGGCAGACCGGAGACGCTCTTGGCCAGGAAGATCCGGCGGTTGGCCGGCTTCCAGAAGACGCCCCAGTTGTCGTCGTTCGCCGAGATGTCGGCCGACTTGGTCTCGTCGCGGTAGCGCGTCACGATCGGATGACCTTCGAGCCGCGCGATGCCGCCGGCGAGCGGGTCAACCGCGGTCGGATTGGTGATCGGGATATAGACGATGACCTCGTCGTCGTACATCGTCGTGAAGCTCACCGCGGTCGGATCTTCAGGATTGAAGTCGGACGCGTACATTCCGTTCAGCAGAACGACCTCTTTGCACTCGAGCCATCCGCGCAGCGCATCGAGCGTGACCTCTTTGCCAACGTACTTGACGCGATCGCGGCCCTCGGCGCTGTCGATCAGGGCGCGCGCCGGCTTCGGCGCGATGCCGATACCGAGCTCCGCAAGCGGCACACCGTTCATCAGCGCGACCGTCCAAAGCCAGTCGCGCAGGTTCTTGATGATCGTCGCCGTGCTGTTCTGCCACTGCTGCGCGCCGGCCAGCGTCACGGTGTTGTTGGTTCCGTAGTTCCCCGTCGTCAGGAGAACCTGCGAGACGTTGTATTCCATGAGCAGGAGCTGGGTGTCCTGCGCCAGAAAATCCTTTTTCGACTGATAGTTGTCGTGCTGCGACACCGGAACGTTCTTCATCTCGCGGTCGTAGGTCGGAACCTCGATCGACACCTCACCCGTCGAATACGCACCGGCGCCGACGTGAATGTCAATTCGCTTACGCGAGTCGCCGAGCGCGCGATTGAGGTTCTGCCGGATGACCGATGCGTCAGCCGCGAAGTCCATGAACTTGCCGGCCTCCGTTGCCACGTCGACGATCGGCAGAATGTGATTCACCGCCGTCGCGTCCGGCCGGCGGTAGCCGCTCATGATGTTTGAAACGAACGGGTCCACGACCCGCGTGCTTGCCAATTTCCCCATGTCCACACCCTCCCACCGCACCCTTCCAAGGGGATTGCGGAAAATATGTTTCGGTCAGTCCCTCGCGAGGCTTTACGGCTTCACGTAGGGGTCACACTTGAGGACCGTGACGCGATCACCAGCGGCGCTCGATGCGCTGTAAAGGATCGCGTTGACGGTTTGCGTGCTGACGGCCTGCGTGCCGCGGCCGTCGTTGGTCGAGGTCAGCTCGAGCCCGATCGTTGCGTAAGCGGCGTCGACTTCCAGCTCCTCGAAACCGAGAATCGTTCCCGTCATGCCGGCATAGTTACCGGACAGATCGGAGGCCGAGCGTGCGATGTCGTCCGCGGTCCACGAGTCCTGCGAGATCGCGCGCGCTTTGGCGCCAGCGACAGCGATCTGATTGCCGTTGTCGCCGATGAACCGCGCACGCGTCACCGCGGCCGTCGGCTTGTACGTCCAGGTGAGAACTGCATTCTTGATGAGTGCAACCTTAGCCATGTGTTTTGCCTCCCCGCCCTTTCCCTTTCGAAATGAATGAAGCGTCCCGACACCCAAGCCGGGAGCGCCGGTTCGTTTACTTCTTCCGCGCCTCGCGCCGCACCAGTTCCTTGGCCGCCTCGGCGAAGGTGCGGAACTTGTCAGGGTCTTCCGCCTGAATGGCTTTCACGCGCTCCACGCGGCGCGCGCTCTCCTGGTCGACCGGAACGTCTTTGGACCCGATGCGCATCGTCTGGGCGACGGTGACCGGCACGTCTTCGTTCGCAGCGGCGTCAGACCCGCGCTCCGAATTCGCAGGCAACGCCTCCGCCATGCTCTTGACGACTTCGGTCGCGTGCTCGATCCCATGCCTCTTGGCGATCGAGCGAACCCACGCTTCCTTGGCCGGCGTCACCCGCGTGCGGTACGTCTGAATGAGAAGGGCGATCTTGTCGTCGTCGGTCTTCGCCGAGGACGTCGCCAGTTTCTCTTTGAGCGTCTTGTTCTCGTCTCGGAGCTGTACGACTTCAGCGGCGCTGGTCTTCAGATCTCCGACTTTCGCGTGCGCCTGCGCGAGCGTGGCCGTCTCCGGCAGCTCGAGCTCGTCGAGAATCGCCTTCTGTGCGACCTGAACAACTGCCGGCTTTGATACGCCGAGCGCCTCGCCGATCGTCTTAGCCGTGCCGCGCTTCTCGGCGACCAGGAGCATCTGATCGTCCGCCGGCACTGCGTCGAGGATCTTCTGCAGCGAAGCTCGCGCGTCGTTGTGCGTTGCCGTGATCGGCAGCCCCAGGAACCACATCAACCTCTCCATCAATTCGTCCATGCACCCTCCCTGTTTTTCTCGCTTCGTTTTTCCAGCGCGCGCCGACGCGGCGACGCGCTCGGTGAGCGGCGCCTGGCCCTTCTCGCCAGGCCAATTTGTGAGCGCTACGTGATGCAACTTGATGATCTCGTTGGTGCGCGTGTCGACGTCGAAGACGCACGAGAAGTAGCGGTACGCGCCGGTGCGGAGATCCTTCGCTCCGTCGTCGGTCCAATCCACACCCGACCACAGCCCGTCATCAAGACCATCGAGTGACGTGATCCATCCGGCGGCCGGCGCGCGATCGCCCAGGAGCGTCTGGTGTTCCCAATCCCACACGGGATCGGTGCCCTTGTCCTTGTAGTAGCTGAGGACTTCCTTCTTCGAACGATCGGTGTACAGAAACGTGCCGTCGTCGTAACGGTTCTCGCCGGTTTGGAACAGGCGCACTTTCGCCGGCGGCTCGCCGCCGACCTTCTCGCGGCGCGTTGACGAGAGGATCACCTCGCCATATCCGCGCGCGGTTCGAATGAACTGCTCGGCCATCAGTTGGCCCTCCGTGGAACCTTCGTCTGCACTAAGCGGCCGCGGCGCAGCCCCTCGATCGCCGCGGCGTCGTCCGAGAAAGCGGCATCCATGAGGAGGCCATCCGGCGAGACGTCAGCGACCATCAGCAGCGCTTTGCCGCCGTCCCCATAGAGAGCGATGAACCGCTTCGAGAGACTGACCGCGCCGGATGCATCACGCCGCGTCACCATCCACGTCTCGAGCGGATCTTCGAGCGTTGGGCGGATCGCACCGAACCATTGAGGGACGTCCTTCTTCGCTTCGCGCGCGAGATCGCCGGCGTCCAGACCAACCATCTGTTCAAAGGAGCTGCGCGTGATGACGACGCCGTCACCGAAACCGTCAACGAGAACCGTCTGCGTCGCTCCTTCCGCGATTCCGGCCGCTTCCTGGAAGGATGTCCACGCTTCGTCGTACTGCGCGAGGTCGGTGACGTCGGCGATCGCGGCGGTGGCATCCGCGGCTACCTCGGGCAACGTTGACGTATCAACGTCGGCCAGCGCCTCGAGGCTGTAGTCGGCGGCGCTCTTGCCGGGCAGCTCGATCCCGAGCGCCTCGGCGCGATCGGCGAGCCACTTCTCGTCGACCGAAAGAAGGCCCGGTTGGCGATCCCACCCCGGATCGGGGAGGATGGTCTGTCCCTCGATCACCGGATACTCCATGTCGCCGGCGCTCTCGTAGATCCCGATCGCGCGCGCCTCTTCTTCGGTGAGCGTGGCCACCTGCAGGTGCCGCTCGGCGTGATGGTTTTCGGGCATCACGTGCTTCTCGATCGGGTCTCCAGCGCGCCAGACCAAACCTCCGAGCTTGCGGCAGATCGCGCTCGTGCGGGCATCGAGCGGATCGATCGGATACTGGCGGTACGGCCGCTCGGCCAGGATGTCCGGATCGTTGATCTGTTCCCACCGGCCGGCCGCATACGCGGCGGCGGTGTTGTTGCGCGCGATCAGCTCGAGCCGCTGCGGCGAGAAAAAGAGGCCGCCCTGCTGATCGAGCGTCTTGCCGACCCGGTCGAGGAACTCCTGATGGGTGAGGCCTTCCGCGATCGCCGCGGTGGCCGCGCTGTAGGCCTCATCGACCAGCGACTGACGGGTCAGCCCGGCGATCCAGAAGCCGCGCCGCTCGGCCGCGTCCTCGATCGCCGACAGGTCCGGCTGCGTCCCAGGAATCCGGGCCAGTTGGGCGTCCACGGCATACCGAAAAGGCTTGAGCATCGGCAACGCGGTGGGGGTCATGCGACACCTCCGGCGCAGACCCTTTTGAATACCTTTTGAAATTCACGCAGGACGCGCGAACGGGCATTCCCGCTCGCCCACCAGCGGCAATTCCCCCAGGGGGATTTCTGTGCGTTTTGGAGGGTATTCATTGGTGCGCGTCCCCCCGGCCTGTGACCTCGGCCAAGACGGCTGCATCCCGGAGCCCGGAAGCCAGGGCGATCGTCTGGAGCTGGGCGTAGCTTTCCACCAACGCGTCCGCCCCTTCTTCGATCGACGGGGCCGCGGCAAAGATCTCGCTGATGCGCTGGCTGAAATCCTCGGCTGCGCGCTTGACGAGTTTCTGCGAGAACGTGTTGACGTCGTCGAGCGTGGCGATGCGCGTCCCGGCCGCCTGCGCGACGCGTCGCGAACGGCGCTGTTGCTGTTGCGGATCGACCGGTGCCGGCTGGCGCACGAGCGGCACGGTGCGCACTCCGCCCTCATGGCGGATCTGCTCGGGATCGATCGTCTCACCAGCGGGAGCGAGCGCCGTGTTGAGGTTGATAAAGACCGTCGAGCGCTGCAGCTGGTCGGTCGGCGGAGTGGAGTCGATCTTGAAGACGCCGAACTCATTGCGCGCAACGACGTCCTCGCCGTAGTGCCAGGTGGCGAAGGGCGTCCCGATATCCTCCTGGATCGTCTCCTCGAGGTTGTCGGCAACGCCTTCCTTGTTCTCCTGGCTGACGTCCGCCGCGGCCTTGCCGGCAAGCGTTCCAGTGCCCGACTTGGCGTCCGTGTTGAGCTGATGGCCGAGAATGACCTTGGTGATGCCGGCCTGCGCCGCGTCGATGATGGCGTTGTAAAGCGCGTTGGTGCTGTAGCGCGATGCCTCCTGGAGCTTGATGTCCGTCCCCTCGGGGAACACGCCGCGCGCGTTGGCGTCCAGAGCCAGCACTCCTTCGAGCACCGACTCTTTGTCCTCCGGCCTCGAGAAGAAGGCCCAGATGTAGGGGTTGCCGTAGGCTTCGGCGAACCTCACCCAGGCCGCCCAGGAGAAGTTCATGAACATCCAGAGCCAGAGCACCTTGCGCCACAGGCCGCGTTCGCGAACGCCGCCCGGCTCGAGCTCAGCCTCATAGATGATGTAGCCGCGGCGATTGATCGGCTGCAGCGTGAGCCCGCCACCCTGACTCTGCACCTCGAGGCGCAGCGAGTTTGACTGAATGTCCCACCGCCACCGCACGGGGTTGATACGGACATAGCCGTCCAGCATGTAGTCGCGGTTCCACTGAAGGCCCGCGGCACTGAACGGATAGAACTCGCCGAAGATCAGGTACCGGAACAGCTTCTTGAACCAGCGCAGCCCGGCATAGAACGAGCGCATCTCCTCGGCCTGCTTTTTCGAAGCGGCCGACTTCTCGTCGAAGGGGTTCACCGTCCACGGCAACCGCGAGACGCCGTAAGCCAGGTTGCGCATGCACGTGAAGATGTGCGGGTCGTTGAGGAGCCGCTTTGCAACGGCCATCTGCAGCCAGAGCTCCGCATCCGGACGCATCACGCGCGCCGCGAGCTCCGGGGTGATCTCGCCGGAAACTCGCGAGGCCCAATAGTCACGGACGCGGCCGACTTCGGCCTGATGATCCGCCGGCGGCGGCGTCTCGATCCGGATCTCGTTGCCGAGCGCGTCGAAGAGAATCGGCGTCTTACCCATGCATCAGACTCCCTTTGACTCTCCGCATCGATCCACGAGGGATCTGCGTTCCGACAAGCGGCCGGCTGTTCTTCGCGATCGGCGTATAGGAGAACGGCATCGCCGAGCCGCCGATCTCCTCCGCGATGCGAGCGGAGTTGAGAGCCATCCCGCAGTGGTTCGCCACGCCGCCCAGGTACGTGTCGATGACCCGGAACTTTTTATCGAGCGACCGTTCCTTGCGGAGGTTTTTGAGGTGCTCGGCGAAGATCACCATTACAGGCGCCGTCTCCAGATCCGGGATGCGCAGGAAGTACTCGCTCGTGAAGCCGCTCGTCGTCTCCTCGAGTGATTCGTCGCGATCGACTTTCACGCAGCGATACTTCTTCTTCTCGTGCTCCTCGTCGGCGACCTTGAGCACGCTGCCATTCAGAAAGTCCTGCAGCGCGACGATCCGCGGGAACCGGTAGGCGAGCGCGCGGGCGATGGTCGTATGCGGCTTCTTGTCGATGACGAGCTGCACGATGCCGAGCTTGCCGATGAGTGTGGAGATTCGATCGAGGGCGACGTCGCTGTCGATCTCCTCGACCCACACCAGGTACGGATCACCGTTCGGCCTCCGCTCGTAGCAGACGAAGTGATAGAGATCGCCGGCGTCGACACCGGCGAAGCGAGGCAGCGAGCCGCGGCCGTAGCGCAACAACGCGCACTCGCCCGATTGCATGCGGTTGATCTCGACGTCGGAAAATGGCTGCATCGCGCCGGCGTCGGGAATGGCCAGCACCGAGCAGCGGAACTTGGCCTTCTGCGACTTGGTCCGGCACTTGGACCAGCGACTCATCATGTAGTCGGCGCTCATCGCGCCCATGGCCAGCGCCGAGAGGCGGTACGAGAACTTCCGCTGCTTTTCCCGCTGCGGGAACGAGGCAACCCACCGGCCGTTCTTCACGATGTCGAGCGGCGTTTTGCACTTCGGGCAGATGCGCACATACGTGTCTCCGCTACGCGCTGGATTCGGGCCGATGCAGTCGGGGAAGACTTCCTCGAGGCAGATGCGCTTGAGGCAACTCCGCCGCGAGCAGTCGACGAGCCACTTGTGTTGCGAGCCGTCCTGAAAACGCAGATCGATTCCGGCGCCAGGCGCGTAGCCGGCCGAGAAGTAGATCGAGGCGCGGAGATCCGAGTGCGCGATACGGCCTTGCGCCCACTCGAGGTTCTCGGCCGGCAGCAGGTCGACCTCGTCGTTGAGCAGCACGTCGAGCGGCGTCGAGATCGCCCCCATCATCGACTCGAGGCCCAGCACGTAGAGGAACTTGCCGTCGAACTCTTTGACCGTGGCCTGGTTCACGGGGAGCCCGTCGCCGTCGCTTGCGTCGCGCTCGGCCTTCATGATCGCGGAGAGGCGTGGCGATTTGCGCAGGATGTTCTTCAGACGCGTCCGCCCGATCTTCCGCGCGAAGAGATCCGTTGGCAGAAAGTAACCAACGTTGCGCCCGAGATCCGCGGCCAGGTTCAGCGCAGGCCCGAGGCCGAGCGACGTCGTCGCTCCGATCTGCTCGGCCTTGAGGAGCGAGAGCTCGGTGTCACGAAGCGGCCGGCGGAAGATCGAATCCATCAGGCCGAGGATCTCGGCGAAGGGTTCGTGCCCGTCGAGCGACCAGAGGCCGACGTCAGTGACGACGTCCTTTTCCATGAACTCGCGCAGCGAGCTCGGACGCAGATCCGCCGGCGTGCCTTTCGGCGCGTGCTTCTCGAGCGACGCCTGCAGGTCGTCCGCGAAGCTCACGCCTTCAGCTCCTTCCGCGCGGCGTCGCGCATTGCGGCCAGGACGATCCTCATCGCCGCCGGCTCGCGCGTGAGAAGCGTTTCCATCTCCAGGCGCATGCGGTTCATCGCCCGGCGAACACCACGATCGATCTGGTTGTTGGTGCGCTCGCGCTGCGCGGCCGAGCTCTGCATGCGCGCGGCGAGATTGCAGCTCCTGAATCGGGCCGGTGACGCTCCCACCGCTTTCGACCAGGCGCGCGCGGACGTCGTTCCAGATGGCGCGATTCCCCATGGTGGCAATCGCCCGCTCAAGAGTGAGTGGCTGTTCGTCGTCGAGCGCGGCATACTCCTGCGCCTCGCGCAGCGCCAGGTCGCGCTCGGCGAGCTGCAGCTCCCACGTCACACGAAACTGCCACACGGCAGTTCGGCCAATCGAGAAGCCCGTGCCCTTCAGCTCTTCGAGGATCTCGTTCAGCGTCGGCCGTGGCGTGCGCTGAATGCGCTCGATGAGCCACTCGCGCAGGCCGGGCTGCTCGTCGACGGCCTTGTGACCGCGGCGGCCGCGGGGCTCGACCGGCTTGGGCTTGCCGGCGGGTTTGTTACGCGAGGCCACTGAGAGTCATCTCCTTCCAGTGACGGATGCGCGCTTCCGCAACGCGAAAGTAACTCGGCTCACGCTCCACACCGACGAATGCCCGCCGCTCCATGACCGCGGCGCAGCCGGTCGTGCCGGAGCCGGCGAATGGATCGAGGACGACGCCGTCCGCGGGCGTGGCCAGGCGAATCAGCCGCCGCATCAGATCGATCGGTTTGACGGTCGGGTGCGCGTTGTAGCGCGCCTTCGTCTTCTCTTTTTTGAGCCCGGAGAGAAGATTGATCTGACGCCGGCGAAATCCACCTTTCGCGCTCAGACCTCGATCCTTCTCTTCGGACGTTGCTCTGGCAACGTAGAACATCCGCGAGAGCGGCTCACGCCTGGCGGTCTCCTGGTCGAGGACCGCCGCGGCGTGTTCGTCGAACATCACGTTCGCGGGCCAGCGGCCGTTGTCGCGGCAATCGTCGACGTTGAGCAACGTCGGGGTGGACGCGCTCTTCCGCGCGAGCACTACCGGCTCCCATGCTGGCTTGAGCTTGGAGCGATGCTTGGGAAAGCCATTGCCGTAGAGCCACGCCAGGCAATCGTCGATTACAAAGCCCGCGTCCTCGATCGCGACCGTCATCCGGTGAAAGGTTCGTGTGCCGCCGAACGCCAGCAGGTAACTGCCCGGCTTGGCCACGCGGAGCACCTCGCTCCACATTGCGACGTCGTAAGCCACACCTGTGGAGTCCCACTTCGCGCCGTGGAACCCGATCTCGTAAGGAGGATCGGTCACGACCACGTCGACAGAAGCATCGCCAACGAGCGGGAGCATCTTCCGGCAGTCGCCGTTGAGCAGCCTGATATCGCTCGTCATCATCGCGGCACGCTCCGAGGACGCGTCTCAACAACGGGCGTCGACGTCGAGCTCCCGGCGATCAGGCTCCGCACGCTGGCAAACCCGTTATCGATCCTGCCGACGACGTCGATCTGCTGATCGACATATTCCTTGGTCGCGTACTTGCCGGAGATGAACTCCTTCAGTTCGAGGATCGCGATGCGGATCGTCGAGCGAAGCGAAAAGATGATCAGCGCCAGGACGGCATTCGCCAGCAGCGAGATCAGCATCGGCCAGAGGTTCGGTGTTGGTGTCATTGAAAGTCGCTCTCTCCACATTCGCGTGTTGCCGCGAAAGCCGAGAGAAGGCGGCGCACGAAATAGAAACGGTGGACGGGAACCCGCGTCGCGGTATGTGTCGGCGCCTGGCCGAAGCACTGGTGTCCTTTGTCCGTTTCCCTCGCTGGCGCGCTGGCGCACGTTTCCGCGGCGCTATTGGCATTCGCGGTGTGTCGCTCGTTGGGGCGCCGCCTTCTCTCCACTCACGCGGGGCTCGCTGCTGGGCTAGTCCGGCCCCAAAGGATTCAGCATCGGCGTCGTCAATCTGCCGTTCTGATTCCCCTCGCCACCTCTATTCAAGAGGTCGCATAACCGCCGGGCTCGCGCGACTGCGTATTCTTCCGAATCGATCGCGCCGCTCTCATGTGCCGCTTGCAGCCTCAATCCATCCCGGTCGAATTCACTCTCCCAGCTCACGCCGCGCATCCCCTTCCTCTCCTTCAATCACGCGGTTGCGGCTCGCAACAGCCGGCGCCGATTCCGCGCTCTTCGCCTCGCACTCTTCTGGCGGCCGCCGACAACTGGCACCGCCGTGACAGTTCGGTCCTCTGCTGCGAAAATCTGCCGCTTGACGCTCCCCGGTCGCCTAATCGCTGGAACAGGGCCGAACGCGCACCAGAGAAGGACCGCTACGAACACCGCGATCACGAACAGCAGAAACAGTTGACTCACTGCGCTCCTCCCCCTCTTCAACGAACACCGGTGCCGTGCTGCCACTCGCGCGCTTCGACGCCACACGCCGCGCTCCCTCCCGACCTGCCGTCCGCTGAGCAGTTCAGCGACGCGGCGAAAAGGCGGAACAGCGCAGCGGCAGCAACGGCACCGATGACTTTCATTCGTTGTTGCTGCCCGCGGCCGAGGGCGTACCGATCGGCGTCGTCGTCGTTAACCGCAGGTAGATCCCGGCCAGCCCGTCAAGCGTCGCTGCAACGCCGGCGATGACCGCGCCCACCTTCGTGCTGGGCGGGACGATCGCGGCAAGCGTCGTTGCCAAGAGAGCGAGTCCGAGGACGAACTTCCCGGCGTTGTAAAGAATGGTGCGCGACTGCGTCGGCAACTTGGCGACGATGCCGGTGACCGCGACTGCCAGGCCGTCGGCGTCATCTGCCATTGGCCGTCTCCGCCGTGGTGGTGACAGCAGGCGTCGCCGCCGGCGTCATCGCTTTGACCTGAGCGGCGATCCCGTCGATGAGTGGCGCGACCAGAGCCTTGGCGCTGGCGTCGTCGATCGCATAGCCCTTCGACGTCACATACTTCGCCACCCACGCCCCGGAGCGGCTCACCAGGTCATCGCGGACCGGCTTCCAGGCCTCGGCGTTCGTGGCCAATTGAAATTGGCCGCCGTTGAGTGCGGGGTCGATGATCGAAGCATCGAGCTCGGCCAGCGCCAGCCCGGTGGCATCGGCGGGAATCTTGTACTTGGCCTGGAGTGCAGCCTCGAGCCCGACACGCAGGAACGTGCGCGTCGCCTCGATCCCGGCGCGGCCTTCCGGCGTGATCACCGGAGCCTGATGTGAGTTACTACCACCCGTGCTGCCGGGCGAGCTCGCGCAGCTCATCAGGCTGAGGGTTACGAGAACCGCGATCGCGCAAAGAGAAAGAAGTCGTTTCATGTGTTGCCTCCCACTCATCCGGCCGACACGGGCCTCTCGTCCGCCGGATGTGGGCGAGGCAACTACCGGAACGGATCGATCCGCGCGTTGCCGTTGGTCGCGCTCGAGTTCACGATCGCGCCGTAGATGGTCTGGCCCCAGCCCGGAAGGCCAGAGCTCGAATTCGCCACGACAACATGACCGCTCTGGAACTGCGTCTTGAGTGGCCTCAACGTGATTGGGGCAGAACAGTCGATGCGTTCCGGCGTCGTGGTCAACTTGTGCGCGTCCAGCCCGTCGTACACGTCGACGTCGAGCGTCCCCTCGTAATCGGGGAACCCGCAAAGAACGTAGACCTGGTAGCGAGCGGTGTTCGTCAGGGCTTTGTCGAGCCCGAAAGTCTGCGGGGCGCCTGGCACGACGGCGCCGATCGCGGGCATCTCGAAGCTCGAGCGGTTCGCGCCGTCGTGAAACGAGAGCATCGTGAACGCATTCGCGCCCGCTGGCTTGTCGATGAGGTAGTAGGTAGGCTGCCCGCCACAGAAGAGCGAGCTGGTCACCTGCTCGAAGTAGAACGACCCGCTCGGGACCAGGTGAATCGATCCCTGCTGGCACGAGCTCAAAAACACGTCTACCGGTTCCACGGCATCAGGCAGAGCGTTGAGGCCGAGGTCCGTCGACCAGTGATCACCGCCGGCAATGGCCAGCTTCAGCGGCGCCGGCGCGGAGGCGTTGGCCACCGCGGTCAGATGCGGCTGCGCAAACACGGCCGTGCACAAAAGAAGAGAGCAGAGCGTTGCACACACTCTGCTCAAGGAACCTCTCTCGAATCCTCGCATCACACCCTCCCGCCCCGACTACAGATTCAAGACCCGCTCGGCGGCGGCGTTCGGTCGTGCGGGGCTTCTGCCTACAAACCGCACGAACGAACGTCACCGCGTCATCGATGTGGATAGCGGCGTTGGACGCGCCGCCTCAGCAGTACGGAAGGTAAGGCTTCGAGGTGGGAAGTTCCAGCGACTACGGAGACTACGGTGAATAAAGTGACTACGGTGACTACGGTGACTACGGTGACTAATTCTCGCGTTCCTGGCGGAGCCGCTCGCGCAGCTTCTTGACCTCTTCCACCGAGAACTTCAGCGTTCGCTTGCGCCAGCCGATCCGTAGCCTCGGCGGGAGCGCGTTTCGCGGATGAAGATCACCCGAGTCGACGTAGCGGTAGACCGACGAGACCGATACGTCGAGCATCCGCGCTACCTGGCCGGTGCCAATCTCGCGCGACGATGCTTCGACTGCGTTCCTCTTTTCCGGGGTTCCCGACACTGGTGAAAGTGTAACGCGGAGTGACGCGAGTTCAATTCTTTCGCACCTAACCCCTTCACTGGTCAACGTACTTCGTTAGCTGTTGGCGCGCCGCATCGGAGAGTCTACCTCCCGCCTCGGCATCGGTAGAGTGAATCACGATCACGGCGTCCGCCGCGTTCGGTGCTTCGTTCTTGGATGACAAGATGCGCACGGTCGCCGAGTTGTCGCGAAATGTGGTCCCCCACGTTGGAGATTGGCCGCGTTGATCTCCGACGACGAAGTAGCGATGCCCCGTCTCAAGAGTAAGCTCCGCAGCTCGGCGCAGAAGGAACTGGCCGACTCGATCCGCCGACGTGTATCCGTTGCCCTGAAAGCGAACCTCGTAGACGTACTCGGAGAGCTGGGTTTGCGAGAACCCACCGGTTAATCCCTTCGCTTGATACGCCGTGCAATCGACAAACACAACCAACCCTATGAGCAGCGCGCTTTGGAGAGTTCTCTTCGTCAACATCTTTCCCCCTCGAATGAAGAAGCAGCCCACCCCCCGGAAAAGGGAGCGGGCTACTTCCCCGTTTGGAACTCGCAACAGGTTACGGCTTCGGGAATGACGGATCGTCGGCCGGCTTCGGCATGAGCCCGATTGCCCGGATGATGTGAACTATCCGATCGAGCCAGGACGGATCGTTCACGTCTCGCCGCGGCGCGGCATATACCGGGAAACTGCTGATGAGAATGACGACTAACAGAACCGCAGGCACCAAACGTCGAAACATTGTTCCTCCTTGCGGTCGGCACTATGCCGATCGACAGGAGGAAGGCTACGTCAGTTTGCTGGAGTGGTGGCATCATGGGTCAATTGCGAATCAACACACCCAGAGACCTCACGAACGAACTCCGGCGTCGCAAGGCCCTGCCGAGCCAAGTCAACCAAGAGCCCGAGAGCCGTCGCCGCCACGGTGTCCATTCCGACCGCGAGCGCGCGCTCGAACACGTCGCGACAAATGCCGGCGACATCAACTGACGGATCGTGATCGAGCAACTCCTCGACAAGCGCTAGCCGCGTGAGCACCGCCTCACCAACCATTCCGAGGTCGTCGAAGGTTTCCCAAGCTGCACGCATCTCAGATTCCGCGTCAACTCCACGTTCTCGAATCGCCAGACGACCCAGAGACCGGAGCATCCTCGCGCGCGGAACGATCAGTCCTAGAGACTCATACATCTCTGCAGCCACACCAAAGTATCCTCGCGCAGCAATCGCTTCACCCATCCTTGCGCAGCAATGAGCCATGTTTCCGATTTCACACGCGGTTGCCTCTTCGTCGTTCGCCGCGATCGCGTCGGCCAGAGACGCGTTGTACAGATCGAGCGCTTCGTCGAAACGCGCAAGGGAGTAAAGGACCGAGGCTTCGAGTGTCCGCGTTGCTTTTGCCCGCTGAGCCTCGCCGCAGTTTTCAAACTTGGATCGGGCCGCAGCTAGCAACCTCAGAGCGTCGTAGGGCCGCCTGCTCTCGCACGCCACCGCTGCCATTGCATGCTCAACGATGGCTGTCTGAAGCTCAGTTGCTTCGGTAGCCTTTGCTGCTTGCATGGCCAGATCGAGAACGGCGTTAGCCTCGTCGAAGTGGCCCAACAATCGGAGCGCGTTGCCCTTCTCCTTCAGCGCTCTACACGTGAGCGCCGGGATCGGGTTAGCCACGCCAGCGCTCACCGTCGCCGCAGCCTCTACCACGGCTAGCGAAAACTGGGGCTTCCATCGGTAGGAATTCACGTCGTAAGCGTCGAGCAGAGCCATCGCGACGGCCGCACGGTGGTAACAGGGATTTTCAACCGCCTTCGTGATTTCTTGCGGCGGCATCGCGAGGAGACGATCAGTTACGAGTCGGGCAAATGCGCTCTCACTTGCAGCATAGCTTGCGATCGTTGGCGCATCGCCGGCCGCGAGCTCGCGCCGCGACTCGAGGACTGCGGCGATTACTACATCAATCGTCTGTCTCGTTAGCATGTGTTGTCGAATCGCCAGGTCCAGGTGATAGGTCTGCTGCGATGCCACCCATCGCTCTAACGCCGAGAGCGAACGCGTGAAGCGCGGTCTTCTGTTCATTGGCTGGAAGCGTCTCCAGAGTCGCGAGGAACTCCCGAACCATCACCGAGGGCGGTTCACCAGAAGCCTCGACGGCGCGGAGAACTATGCCGTTCGCCCGTCCCTGCTCGGCCTCTTCGAGAGCAGCGGCAATCCGAGCGAAGTTGTGGCCACCGCCTCTTTTTTCGGTTCGTTTGACCGTGCTCTCGGCGACCCCTGCAAGAACTGCAACTTCCCTCTGCGAAAGACCGAGCCTCTCCCGAAGCACGCGGATTCCCGAATCGGCGGTCGCGCGCGGGGCTGTCATGTGAGGTGTCAGCATATATCAGCTTACAGCCCCGCGAATATAGGTCGCACATCACGCCGGCGCAAGGGGCAAGTGCCCTTACATGCACCTTGACACGCGGTCACTGTCGCCTTACATTAGCTGACATGCTACGTTTGCTAGGAGCACTTGATCCTAAATGCTACCCGCTCGCATGCGCCCTCAGGTCACTTCGGCTGAAAACGAAGCTGAGCGTGCGGCAGGCTGCTGCCAAAGCCAGGATCTCGGCGGCATACCTTTCTGATCTGGAGCGAGCGAAGCGCCCCGGTGCCAGCACTCACGTTCTTGATTCTCTCTCGAGAGTGTTCTCCGTGGACAGGGGCGTGCTGCGGAGGCTGGACAAGCAACAACGGCTAGCGCTGGCTTGGTCGGCAGTTTCGGAGCTTGAGCGGGAGCTCGCATGAAAACCTTCCGCTACCTCACCGGTTCGAAGTTCTGCCAGGTGACGGAGGAAGTGGTCGCCGCGTCGATCGAGATGCTGCCGTCCGACTCACCTCTGCGGGCGAACGGCGCCAAGGTCCTCGCGTTAGCGATCGGCGAGACGGTCACCTTCGAGAGCGGCGTGGAGTGGACGCGCATCGAAGACGACGCGCCGACGATATCCGCGATTTTCTGCCACCGTGGAAGATCACGCAAGTGCGGGTTCTGCCACCGCATGGTCAGCTCCGGCGACGGGTTGCTGTGCGATGGCCCGTCGAAAACGAAGAAGGGCAAGAAGGCGACCTGCGACGCGTTCATGTGCCGCGCCTGCGCCAAACACGTCGGCCCTGATCGCGATCTCTGCCCGACCTGCAGATGCCTTCCTGATCAGGTGACCCTGCCGGCCTATCCAAGGAGGCAAGCATGAGCGCGTTCACGCCTCTCGAAACGTTCCTGACCGCCCTCGTTTTCTTTTTCCTTGGCATCTTCGTCGGCTTCGCGATGTGCGTGATCGCGAACGTTCACGAAGCCCGGAGGAAGCCATGAAGCGTCGCAACAATCAGCCCGCGGACCTCCTTCATGAGCCTCAGAAGTACGCCCCGGACAGCAGCCGTCCGTGTCTCGCTTGCGGCCACGCCGTTCCTCACAACAGCAGCGACGGCGACGGCCCTGGCGGCGGTTGCTCGAGCGTGACGTTCACCAAGGAGTGCTGCGAAAACCCGCACACACGCTACAGCGCGAAGTGCGCGAAGCGTGGCGCAATCGACAGTTGCTGGATTTCGCAGACGCCCTGCGAATGCACCGAAGACGACCGCGTGATGGCCGACCTGTACGCGCACGTCGCAACCCTCAATAGCGCGATCGCGAAGGCGGCGTTGGTGTTCATCCTATGACCGGACTCGCCAAAGTGATCTGGCTTCCGACCTCCGTCGTTGCCGAGCTGCAGCGTCCCCGCCCGACGAGCGACCGCGCGATCCGGATGCGCGTCGAGCGCGGCGTGTACGGCCAGGAGGGGAAGGGCTGGCGCCGCGGCGCGATCGGCCGTAATTCGAACGGCATCGAGATCGCGCTCACGGCGCTATCCGCCGAAGAGCAGCTCGCCTTCTACGACTGCGACAGCGCCCCCGAGCATCAGGTTGCGGTGCAATCGGCCGGCCTCAAGGTTGTCGATGACGCGCTGGCGCGGCGCGCTCTGGCCTGGGCGAACGCCAACGACAACCAGCGGGCACGAGCGACGCGAAAGAAAGCCGCGGTAAAGGATCTGGAGCTGGCTCTTGCCGATCCTTCGCTCTCGCGGGGCAGTGTGACGGCGACGAAGGAGCGCATCGCCAAGGCTCACTGCACCTCGATCGACTCGCTGCAGCGCTGGTACGACGCCTACCTCGAGTACGGCATCGACGGCCTGGTCGACTTCAACGACGGCTCGGCGAGACGCGGGAAGACGGTGCTGCCGAAGGCGGTCCGCACGTTCTTCCGCGAGACCTGGAAGAGCGCCCCGTCGACCTCGGCCGCGATCACGGACGCGCGCCTCTACGCGTTTGACGCCGACATCAACCTGGCCGGGGTGGCCGACGACGCCTTCTACCGCTACGCCGAGACGTTCCCTGAGCTCGAGCGCCGCGCGAACGGCGACGAACAAGACGAGCCCACGTGGATGCCCTCGACGCGGCGCGACTACACGGGTCTGGCCGCGATGAAGATCGTGCAGTCGGATCACCACATCTCCGACGTCTTCGTTCACTGCGGCGATCCGGAGTGCCGCAAGGGTCATCGGGTATGGATCACGGTCTTCATCGACGTGCGCTCGCGCATGGTGCTGTCGTGGACGGCATCGCTCGACTATCCGAACTCGCGGACGATCCTCAAGACCTTCCGCGCGTTGGTCGACGAGTTCGGGTTGCCGGAAGGCGTCTACATCGACAACGGCAAGGACTATCGGAAGGCGTTCGGGAAGGCCACGCGCCAGTGGGGCGCGCCGGCGATCAACGAAGGGCACTTCAACAACCTGCTCGCCGCGCTGAGTCTGAAGGCCATCTTCGCGACGCCTTACCGCGCGCAGTCGAAGACGATCGAGCGCCTGTTCGGAACGTGGGTGCGGCGGATCTGGTCGACGTCACCGGCCTACGTCGGCAAGCTCGGCAAGCGCAGCGACCGGGTGACGAAGATGTTCAAGAGCCCCGAGCTGCTGCCAACGATCGAGCGGTTCCACGAAGAGCTGGCCACCGAGATCTCGCTCTACAACACCGACCGCCGTCACCGCGGGCAGGGGATGGGTGGCCGCTCACCGCAGGAAGTCTTCCACGCCACAAGGCCCGCCGAGCCGCGCATGCCGGAGTCCACCGGGTTCGCGCTCGTCTTCTGGCAGCACTACGTGCGCATGATCCGCGGCTGCGCGGTGACGATCGGGCCGGACCGGTACCGGATCGAAGCCGAGAGCGTCGGGTTCGACTTCGAGGGCAAGTACGTCCAGATCCTCGTCAACCCCGAGGACGTGCGGCGGGCTATCGTGCTCACTGGCTGCGTCCATTGCAGCGAGAAGGCCCGCCGCGAGCAGATCCTCGGCTGTGGGTGCGCCGGCAAAGGGAGCTACCTGTGCGAGGCGGTGTTGTGGGCGCCTTCGACGCACAGCTTCGACGACCCGATCACGGCGGAGAACAACCGCGAGATCAAGCGGCTCGAGAAGTTCTGGAAGGCGCGCGCGTATAGCGGAGATCCGCGTGCGAAACAGATCGTCGAGGCGTTCCGCGGGCGCCGGCATGAGATCCAGCGGCGCATTGCCGCGGTGCGTGAGAGCGAGCAGCAACCGATGGTCGCCACCGGGGGCGGGGCGACGCTGATCCTGCCGCACTCGCACGTCGTGCGCGAAGTCGAACGGACGCGCGCGCTACTCGCCAACCCGCTGGGACTCACATCCGCGGAGCGGCTGACGATCGCCACCGTGGAGCGGCCATCGATCGCGAAGCTCGAAGCGATGGTGCCCTCACCGCGGCTCAGGCCGGCCGCGATGCTCATCGACGTCGAGGGGATCGACGCGGCGCTCGCGGAGCTGACTCAGGAGAACAAAGGATTCGGCGGCGATCACGCCGCCGATGTAACGAAAGGAGAAACCCCATGACCGTTGTGCAGTTGTTAACCCAAAGAAGTAGCGGCTCGTCTGATCACGAGCCGCCCGCTTCAAAAACCTACTCAGTTCACGCAGAACAGGTACGCCGTAGAGCCTTGAAGCATCACGAGGATAACCCGTCCAGCACCCAGACGGAAGTATCCAAGAAGATCAACAAGTCAGTTTCGACCTACTCCTACTTCCTGAGCGGGGCCTACACCGGCGACATCGAGAAGGTCGCCAACGCCGTCGAGCGCTACCTCAACCTCAACGATCAGCAGTACCTGGCCGGAGCGCAGCCGCTCTTCGTCGAGACCTCGATCGCCTCGAACATCGAGAAGGCCCTACTGGCCGGCCGGGTGACACGGAAGATCGTGGTCATCTCCACCGACAGCGGCGTCGGCGCTTCGATGACGCTCGAGCGGTACGCCAAGACGCACGAGGGGGCGACGCACCTCTTCTCATGCACGCCGGCGATGAACACGAAGTGGGGGCTGCTCGGCGCGGTGCTGCGCACGCTCATCACCCGCGACTCGAGCCGGCGTGTGAGCCCGCAGAGCGCTTTCGACGAGCTGGTCTCGGCGCTCAAAGGGAGCGACCGGCTGCTCATCTTCGACGAGTCGCACTTCCTTACCCAGGACAACATCGACGTCCTGCGGTGCCTTCACGATCAGACCGGCTGCGCTCTGGCTCTGGTCGGCAACGATTCCACGCATCAGGGCCGCTTCCGCGACTTCTCAGGCGGGCGCGGCATGAAGTCGATCGCCTACACGCAGTTCAAGCGCCGGATCATCAAGGCGCTGCGCATCCGGGCCACCGACATCACCCCCGAGGATCTCGCGCTCGTGGTCGGCCAGCTCCTGCCGGCGAAGGTGCTTAAAGAGACGATCGCGCGTCTCGTGATCGAGGCAACGACAAACGGCGGGATCGGCCGCGTCGTGGCGATCGTGCAGCTCGCCCGGATGTACGCCGACGATCCACAGACAACGTCAACCGCCAACGTCCTGGCCGCGCTCGAAGACGCGCAGCTCGAAGTAGGTGCCCAATGATCCCGCGCCCAGGAGTGCGACTGCTGTTCGCCACGGTGGAAGACTTCGCCGGCGCGCTCACTGAGGCGATGACTCTCGCGTCTCAGCCATCTAAGTCTCAGACGCTCCATTACCTAGTTCGTGAGGCCACCGGCATCAATAAGGAGTTGTCGCGCCTGAACGACAACCTCGAGTCGCTCATGGTCTTCGGCCTCAACGTCCGCTCGCACGACGTCAAGTGCGTCTCGCCGAGCGAATTTCACGATGCTATCGACAACGATGAGGACCGGACGGCCTGCGAGCTGTTTCTGCGCGAGGCCATCACGTCCGGCGCGTTGAAGTTGAAGGGCGGTGCCAAATGATGCGCCCGCTCCGTGACGCCGTCGAATCCGCACGCCGCGCGCTTGCCGCATATATCGACGACATGAGGGCGCATCTCCGGGAATGCTCCACGTGCGCTCCTGACCAGTACTTCTTCTGCAGCGCCGCGCTTGAGATCATCAAGGAGATCGGCCTGGAGAAGGCTTTCATCGACTCCTCCAAAGAGGAGTTCCCGTCATGAAACGCACTCCCACTGTCGTCCTTAATCCACTCCAGATCCAGTCGATCGAGATCTCGTTCGATCCAACGGACCACCTTCCGAACGAGATGGTCGCCACCGATTCTCGCGGCCGGCAATTCCCAACCGGCAATATCGAGCACCACGACGTGAAGACAACGCCGTTCGGCGAGATGAACGCGATGACCGGTCACTTCGGCGAGAAGCTGAAGGTGGTCGTCCTGATGGCAAAGGAGGTCAGCTCATGAGCTCCTCCACGCCAACCAACACGGCTGTATCTCTGCCGCCTCACTTCCCGGATCTTCCACCTCCACTGTCCCGGCACATCGAGCCCGATCCGCTCCTGGCGAACGACCCGGTTCTGATGCTCCGCGAATCGCGACGCCGCAAGCACCTGACTCAGAAGATGGTGGCCGCTCTCTGCGGGGTCGGTGAGAAGACGATCTCCTCGTTCGAAACCGGCGAACGCATCGAGAGAATGAAGGTCAGTCAGCTCCGCAAGCTGCTCCGGGTCTATGGCCTCACGCTGGCGCAGTTCTTCACCGGCGACATCAACGCGATCGACACGGCGCCGCCGCCCCACCGCCGGGCCGAGCACTGCGGTCCTCTCTTCTACGCGCAGTTCATCTCCTGCGTGCTCCTTGACGCCGAGCGCGATGGCGTATCGCTTGGTGAAGTCATCGACGCCGTCCGCTCCCTGCGAGCAAAGAAGGAGGGCCACCGATGAACTTCGCCCGCGCCCTCTCGGCTGTAGGTCTGGCCCCGGCCTCGGAGCTTGCCACCGTCACTCAGCAACTCGCTGCCTCCACAAAGAGCCTCAGCGAGATGACCGCTGCCCGCGACGAGCTGGCCCGGCGCCTGGCTGACGCCCGCGACGAGGTCACATCCAGCAACACACACAACGGGGTTCTGCACGGGCAGCTCGAGCTGGCGGTAGCTCAACACCGCCAGCTCAGTGAGTCGTTTGATGCGCTCGTCATCGAGAGCCGTCGCAAAGACGACCGCATTGCTGAACAGGCCGAGATCATCAGCATGCAGAACGGCGATCTTGAGGAGGCAAACGCTCTGATCGCCGAGCTGCAGCGCCCTCCACAACTCAAACTCCTTACGCTTCCCGAGCGGAAGACGCCCGCCGTGCCGGCCGGCGTCGACGAGCTGCTCGACAAGCCCACCGAGGTCGTCCTCGTCTGCCGTCTCATCGCCATCGTCTTCGAGGGCGACCGGAAGCACTGGACGCTCCGTCGTGACGACGTGCAGTTCACGGTACCGGTGCATGACAAGGCGTTCCTCGAGCGCGTCCACACCGGCCAGCAGCAGTTCGCCGCCGACTACCTGATTCGCGGGCGATTCAGCGAGGTAACGCTGCTGCGCGCCAGCGACGGCGAGCCCATCACCAAGCGGAGTCTCGAGGAAGTCCTCGAGGTCATCACACCCGCCGTTCAAACAACCTTCAACGCTGCCTCGCCGGCGACGGCTGAGGCTCATGGAGCCACATCATGAAACGCCTTCTGTTTGCCGCGATCGCGGCGCTGGTTTTCTCCACATCCGCATCCGCGCAAACGTCAAACTGTTTTGTCCCTTTTGAATGGTGCCAAACCGGCTGTCCAACGATAGCCGGCTACTCGATCCAGACCTTCGCGACGATGCCCGACGCGCTGGCGTTCGTCGCCTCGCTCGACAACGTCCAGCAGCAAACCGTTCGCGTCACGACGTTCCAAGCCTTCAGCAGACACGTTGCCGTGCTGTACCGCGTTCTCGTCGGTGACACACAGCAAGTTTCGGCGCCGGTTGGAATGTGCCCAACGTACACCGCCCTGGTGACCGGCTACGCCGCGATCGAGACGGCCGAGGCCGAGCTCAATCGCCTCCCTCTCGATCAGCGCTTCACGGCGTCGGTAATCGCCGTTCCGCCCGTACCTCTCAACGATTCGAACACACGCGCGCTTCTGATCGTGCTGCGGGGACCGCTCGGTGGAGTGACCGACGATGGGAGCGCGCGATGAGCGCCGCCCTGGCGCCGGTCGCTGCCGGCAAACCGTCGATCAAGATCCTCGGTAACCCGAGGTTCCTCATGAACCTGCTGCACCCCGATGACATCTTGCCGTTCATCGAGGTCGGGTTCACGGTCGACGGGATGTATCCCACGGTGATCATCCAGAACGTTCGCACCAATGGCGGCCAGGGCGGCTGGACACAGACGCCGCTGGACATCGCGGCCCGCATCAGCGCGGCAACCCTGTGCGCCATCGTCGCCGCAATCGGTGAGGAAGAGACCGAAACGAAGGTCGGCCAAGTGATGGAGCGCGCGGTCGCCGCGATCCCGATGCATCTCTTGCCACAACTCAGCGAGGCCGCAAGTCATATCGCAATCGCGGCCATGAAGCGCACGGAGAACGGACACCTGTAACCGCCTGCGTCTGCGCCGCGGGCCGGGAAGGCTCGCGGCGCAGAGCGGAGGTTGTTCGCCAAAGGAACGACCCGAAATCAAAGAAGGAGGAAAGGCTCATGTCCACCAAAGCAACCGCCAAGAACGCCGCCACACCAGCCGGCCTCACCGTCGTTGCCAAACTCACGGAAGCCTACGCCGACGCGCACCACGCCCTCGCTGCGCGCGTTCGGATTCTCGACGATGAGATGCGCGCCTCGAAGAACAAGCACCTGCGCGCGATCATCGTTCTCGCCGCCGCCGCGAAGACGGCGCACTCTCGCCTGGAGGCTTCGCTCGAGGAGAACAAGGCGGAGTTCGCCAAGCCGAAAACACGGACGTTCTTCGGCATCCAGGTCGGCTTCCGCAAGCGCGTCGGAACGCTGGAGTGGGACGACGATGAGAGCGTCGTCGCGCTCATCAAGAAGCACTTCGCGAACCTCACCCGTGTGCTGATCAAGACGACCGAGAAGCCGGTTGCTGATGCGATCGGAAAGCTCCCTGCTACCGACGTCAAGAAACTCGGGATCACGGTCGGTGAAGACACCGACATCGTCGTGATCAAGAGCACCGACAGCGACGTCGACAAGATGGTCGACGCGCTGATGAAAGAAACGGGAGGGGCCGAGTGATGGACTCCAGAACTGGCGAGATCATGGAGCACACCGAGCTACTGCGAAAGCTCGGACCTGACTTCGATCGCTTCGCAAAGAAGACCGACGTGCGTGCGCTGTCGGCGCGGCATCGCCGCATTCTCAACGACACAGGCCGGGTGAAGATCGGGCGCAACGATCCATGCGCATGCGGTAGCGGCAAGAAGTTCAAGAAGTGCTGCTACACGCGAGGGTGAAGCGGGCATGGCACACACCGTTCCATTCAGTCCGCTCGAGCGGGATCTCTTCGGCGCGATCGTGGCGTGCGAGACGGTCGCGTACCACACGCTCGCCGCTCGCTTCGAGGAGCAAATCGCTAAGGAGCTGCTCGAGCGGACGTTGGAACGGTGGCAGCGCTCCGGCCTTGTCGTCGTATTCAAGTCGTCAACCTGCTCGCATGTCTCGATCACGCGCGAAGGCGTGAAGGTGTGGGAGGTCGCCGATGGCGATCGACGTTAACCTTTCGGCGCACGTCCTCGCCATCCTGGCCGTCGTGGTGGACCGGAACGGCGATGCCACACTCCAGACCCTGCGTGAGTCGATCGACCCGTGCACGTTTAGCGTTGAGGCTTCCGACCTCGTCGACGGCCTGCAACTGTTGCTCGATCGCGATCTGGTTTTCAGGCGCGGCGACAAGAAACGCTACGTCTACGTGCCCAGCCCGGCCGGCACCGCGGTTCTCCGCGCATGGATTCACCCGGCAGGCAACACGTTGGAGAGCTTGGCGTGACCGGGCCGCTCGCGACTCCCGTCGCCGTCACGCCGCAGGATCGCTCGAAGATCGATCGCGTGCTCGAGGTGATCTCAGAGCATCGAGGCAGCGAGAACCCGATCCGCGGCTGCCAGGTCGCGAAATTGACGGGCGTATCCGAGCGCGACGTTCAGGCGATCGTTAAATACCTCGGCGAAGAGCGCGGCGTTCCGATCGGATCGAAGACCTCGGCGCCGTGGGGCTACTACATCGTCGTCGATGAGGCCGAGCTCACCGCCAACTTCCAACAGCTAAAGCGCCGCGCGGCGTCGACCTGGCGCCACGCCCGCGCATTCCTGCGCCCCTCGATCGTAGGACCGATCGTCGGGCAACGGGAGATTGAGGACAAGCGATGACCTGGCCTTCCTCAACCAGCCAGCATCCCGACATGGTTTCAATCGAAACCATGGACGACGATCGGCTCGCTGCTGAACTGCGGCGCTGCCGCGACAGGTACCAGACGTCGTTCGTTCGCACCCGCGTCAGATCGATCACGACGGAGATTCTTCGCCGGCAAAAGGCAAACCGAGGAGGTGAGAACCTATGAAGAAGTGATGCGAAATCTGCCGTCTACCGCACTCTTGAGTCATCGCACCGGGGAAGGGGATCTCAAAACAGGCGGATCGCGGCAGATCGACCGGCGGTGGCGCGCCGATCCTGATGAGCAGCCACAAAAAAGACGAACAAAACCCATGTCCACCGATCGCGTTATCAACCAGTTGCGCAAGCTGATTGCACATCAACGGAGCGCAGAGAAGATTGGCAGCCTGGCCGAGGCCGCGGCGTTCGCCACGACGATCCAACGGTTACTTGAGAAACATCATCTCGAGCTATCTGACGTCGATGTTGCCGCCACGGATGAAGTAGGTGAGGAGCGTTGGGAAGCCGCTCCGTTTGGGCTCCCTCGCCGGCGCACAGGTTGGTTAGAGCGCATCGCATTGGCTGTAGCTCATACGCACTTTTGCCGACTGATTGTGATTCCTGGCTTGAGTTCGTTCTACCTCGTCGGGCGCGCCGCGGATCGCGAGGTGGCATCCTTTATGGTCGTCTACCTCTCACGTGCCGGGCGTTCGCTATGTGATGCCGAGTTGGCGATCTCGAAACGGGCAAACCGGAAACTTCGAACGGCCGCGTGGCGTAACTCGTTTCTCTTTTCGTTCGCAACTGAGATCGCACTGCGTCTGTTTGCCCTAAAGAACAGTCGGCTTTCGACCTACGGAGAGACTGGACTCGTTGTGCTCAACCGCGCGGACTCTGACGCTGCTGCTTTTGTCTCGAATCGACCTGGGACGAAGCAGTGCAAAGCGCTCGATCGAGCCAACAACTTCTCCCGCACTGGCGCCGCACTCGGTCGTTTTCACGGACGTCGCCTGAACCTCGGCGTGCGGCCTGTTGGTACCGGCCGCACGCCGCTGGCACTTCCCGCTGCACCTACCGATGGAGATGGACGATGATCACCGACCGGCAGAAGGCGATGTTGCACGTCGCAAAGGCGAAGCTCGGCCTCGACGACGACAGCTATCGCGCTCTCCTCACCGCGGAAGCCGGCGTTTCCTCTTCAAACGATCTCGACAACCAGGGCCTCAATCGCGTCCTGAAACGCCTGGGTAAGATGGGCTTCACGAATACGGCGCACAAGCCCCTTCGGCGACAACCAAAAGGGCTCGTCACTCCTGAACAGCAGGCCACGATCGCGGCCAACTATCGTGAGCTGACACGCCTGACGAACGGATACGACACGTTCGCCAAACAGACCGGTTTCAATCATCGCTGCTGCGGCAAAGCGATCCCTCAAACCCGCGCCGACGCCATCAAGGTGATCGAAGGTCAAAAGGCGATCATCGCGCGCGAGAGTTCACAGGCTTCCGATCTGTTATTCGCATGACGAGCACGCCACGCCGCTTCCGCTGATCAGATGGTGAACCCGGTGCCGTTCCGCGCGAGAACTTCCCGCAACCCACGCTGCGGTCACGACTTCGCCGATCAGCGGAAGCGGCGTGCACTACTTCCGCTGACTCTGCCGGTAGAAGCGACGCTTCAACGGCCCCGGAATGTGCCTTCAACGGCCGTTACAGGCGGGTCTGCGGCCCATTTGGTCGAGTGCCCGCTACTTCCGCTGATCGCCTCAGCGCGGCCCGTTTTGCCGCAAAGCATGCCCGATGTGCCCGATGTGCCCGATGTGCCCGATGTGCCCGATGTGCCATACACTTAGCTCGCCCGTCCGTCCATGTCCGTCATTGTTCGTCATTCCGCAGGGGTTTCGCGTCCTCACAGCCGCGCGGCCGGTTCTTGCTAAACAACCGATAACCGATAACCCGCGACCGCGATACCCTTTCCCCGTGCCCGAGAAGATCCGCCGCTACACGCTCAAGAAGGAACCCAAGCCGCAGAAGCAGTATCGCGTCCGATACGAAGACGAGCTGAATCAGGAACAGCTCGACGTGGTCATGGCCGGCGAGGGGCCGATGCTGGTCATCGCCGGCGCGGGCAGCGGCAAGACGCGCGCGCTGACCTATCGCGTCTCGCGCCTCATCGAAGACGGCGTCGACCCCTCGGACATCCTCCTCCTCACCTTCACGAACAAGGCGGCGCGCGAGATGCTCAGCCGCGTCGAGCAGCTAGTCACCATCGACACGCGGCGCATCTGGGGCGGCACGTTTCACTCCATCGGAAACCGCCTGCTGCGCCAGCATGCGGCCACGATCGGCTACCGATCCAGCTTCACCATCCTCGACGCCGAGGACGCCAAGGAGATGATGGAATCGGCCATTTCCTCTCTCGGGATCAACACCCTGGAGAAGCGTTTTCCGAAGGGCGACGTCCTCATCGACATCTACTCCTACCTGATCAACACCCGCACGCCGCTGGAGCTGCACCTCGAGAACAACTATCCGCACTTCGGCATCTATCGCGACGAGATGATCAACGTCTTCCGCCGCTACAAAGAGCGGAAGCGCGAAGCGAATGCAATGGATTTCGACGACCTGCTGGTCAACTGGAAGCTGCTGCTGGACGACTATCCGGACGCCGGCGCGGCGCTGCAGCGGCGCTATCGATACATCCTCGTCGACGAATACCAGGACACGAACAAACTGCAGGCCGAGGTCGTCGACGCCATGGCCGCGGTGCGGCGCAACGTCATGGTCGTCGGCGACGACGCCCAATCGATCTACTCCTTTCGCGGCGCGTCGTTCGAAAACATCATCACCTTTCCGCTCCGATTCCCCGAGGCGAAGATCTACAAGCTGGAGACTAACTACCGTTCCACGCGCCAGATCCTCAGCCTCGCCAACGCCTCGATCGCGCAGAACCGCTTCCAGTTCCGCAAGGAATTGCAGGCCGTACGCGGCGACGGGCCCGACCCGGCGGTGGTCGGCGTCGACGACGTGTTCGAACAAGCCTCCTTCATCGCCCAGCGCATCCTGGAGCTGCGCGACGAGGGCGAGAGCCTCGGCGAGATCGCCGTGCTCTATCGCTCGCACTACCAGTCGCTCGAGCTGCAGATGGAGCTCTCCCGCCGCCTGATCCCCTACGAGATCCGCTCGGGGGTCCGTTTCTTCGAGCAGGCGCACATCAAGGATGTGATCGCCTATCTGAAGATCGTCACCAACTCGCGCGACGAGCTCTCGTGGAAACGCGTGATGAAGCTTTACCCGAAGGTGGGCGAAAAGACGGCGGCGGAGGTGTGGGGAAGGATCGGGACGGCGCAGGATCCGTTGCAGGCGTTCCTGAACAGTGCCGGGACAGTCGCTTCCGCGTCCGGCGGACGCCCGCGCACCCCGGTCCTGAAGGGTCTTCGCGACGTTCTCTCCATCATCGGCAGCGAGTCGATGCAGCACAACCCGTCGGAATCGATCCGGCTCGTCGTCGAGCGCGGCTACGCCGACTACGCGCGCTCGAAATTCGCCAACGTCCAGGCGCGGCTCGACGATCTGGAGCAACTGTCCCAATACGCCTTGCGCTACGACGATACCAACGCCTTCCTTGACGAGGTCGCGCTGGCCAATCCGATCGCCGGCGAGGACGTCGCCGTGGTCGGCCCCGAGGACGAGAAGATCGTGCTGTCGTCCGTGCACCAGGCCAAAGGGCTGGAGTGGCGCATCGTCTTCGTCATCTGGCTCGCCGACGGCCGCTTCCCGTCGCAACGTGCCCTGCGTGTCCCCGGCGGCATCGTGCGCGTGAAGCCGAAGGAGCTGCACGCCGCCTTCGAGCTGACGGACGCGCTGGTCCGCGGAACCACCGAGTTGGCCATAGAGGAAATGCCGGCCGAGATCGTCGACGATGCCGCGCCGGCCGAGCACGAGATCGTCATCCCGGGCGAAGAAGAAGAGCGCCGCCTTTTCTACGTCGCCGTCACCCGCGCCAAACAGGAGCTCTATCTCGTCTCCCCGGTGATGGCCCGCGACCGCGGCGGGCTCGACGTGCTCATGGAACCGTCGCGCTTCATCCGCGAGCTGCCCGGCGATTCGTACGAGAAGTGGGTGATCGGGACCGAGTGA